TCGTATTCTTTTTTCTTGAGATGGATCATACATTTACGAACCATTTTTTTGATTGTATTTGCATGGGCGGTAGTCTCTTTTTTAGAATAATCATACTTATGATATGATAAATTTATGTCTTTATTAGGCATATGGCACTCCATTAAATTAACTGTTTCGACCTTTTGGTCTCATCAGATCAAGCACACACTTGATGACAGTTGAGGGCAGTAATAACTGCCCCCATTTATTATGTGATAGGTGTTAGCTGTGATTGTCTCCAAGTTTGCCATCTATTTTTTATTCGAGGCTGAACATGATTTACAATCTCATTATATTCTTCTCTAAGTTTTCTGACGTTAAAAACTGTTGTGTTTTCTGATGCCAAGATCTGCTGTGATATTTCTCTGCATCTTTCGTCTAACAAAACAGAATAATCTATTAAGTAAGCATTGCTGATTTCATAAGGATCTTTTCTTGATCCCATGCACTCGCCCATATGAAAGCTGTATCCTTTAGTGTATCCATGAGATGCTAGTTTACCGGTATCTCTGTTTACCTTATGGACAGATCCACAAATCTGACATGTACCTAAATGAGTGGCTTGTTTCTCAGTAGGTTTGTATTCTTTTTTCTCAGCTACTTTCTTAACAACATCAAAAGATTTTAGGTAATTCCTATCCATTGCTAACAGCAAGACAAGCTGTGCATTAATCCCAAATGCTTGGAAGATATCAACATGTTTAGGTTTTACTTGGTGCAAATTAGATGGAACATCCCAATAATTAAAACCTTTAGATTTACCTAGATGATAATCTTTATTCTCTTTAACAAGATTTTCGTAGGCTCTACTTAAAGTTTCGAGGGCATCTTTCTTAGCTGTTTTAGTGTGGAAACATTTGTCTGTTTCTACCTTTGTTTTGATTTCAGATACTTGGTTTTTATAATCGATATATGTTCTCAATTGGATCTCCATTGGTTGATATTAATAATAAGATTGGTTGATGTATTTTCTTGGAAATAATATTACAGCATCTGCTTGGAAACTCGTATGAAACTTATGCCCATATCGCTGTCTTCATCAGACTGAATTGTGGGGGCTGTGTCACTCTTGCCTTTCTAAATCTCTTGCCTAGTTTCCCATGTAGGTCAGAAAGGGATGTTTGTTCTACAGTTCAAACAAGTTGCCAAACAGAGGCTGTAATCTTAAAAATTTTTTAAAAAAAAAATCTACCTCTTGTTACCACGTAGGGATTTAGCTGTCAAACCCTAAGTTGTTATTATATTACTTAGAGAGATATTATTTTACCTACAGAGACAATATCTTCTGTAACTCAAGGTAGACAACAAAAACGCTGAAACTAAAGTTTTTGATATATCATAGCTTAAATGTGTTACATGTGCTGTATGAGGCTTAAATCGACAGCAATTAATATTTCACTAAATGAGACTACAATCAAAGATATTAAAATGTTACTATTGGTAATCATGCAGGTATTATTTACACGACAGCAAAACTTTACATAAACTTTTGAGGCATTAAAAATGACAGATAAAAATAAAGATAAACCTAATTTAAAATTGGTTAGTGATAACGACAGCCGGAATAACAAGAGTAAAAAATCTAATGTTATTGGTGGGGATCTCAGCGAAAAAATGCGAGGTTTCTGCATCGACATTGTAGGTAAAAATGGAGAGAAAGGTATGACATTGATTGAGGCATATCGTAACAACTATAATGTTAGTAAAGATATTAAACCAAATACTCTTAGAATGTTGGCAAGTAGACTAAGGGCAAAGGATAACATAAGGATATTTGTGGATCACTTATTAGCCAATAAAATGTCACTTACTAGGATGAACGACGTCAAACGAACAGACGTAATTTTAAACAAGATTGAGAAGATGGCAGACGATGTAAATATTACTGATGCAGTCCGGCTTAAAGCCCTTGAGATGTTAGGAAAAAATATGGGGCTTTTTACTGACGTTCTAAAGGTGGATGACAATAGAGACAGATCTTCTGTGGAAATAGAAAGTGAATTATTAAAGAGGCTTAACAGTATAATATCCAAGTAAAAATTTACGTAAAGTTTTACACCTAGCTACGATAGATTATTGACAGCTATGAACGATAGATTATTTAATCAGAGTGGTTGGTCTAATTTTTTTTCTAGCCTATCTTAACCCCACCTACCCCCAACCACCGGTGTATGCGTAGTGGCTACACATGCTAGTATGTTGGTTTTGCACACTAGAATAATAAATTTTAACAAGGGGTCACCCCTTTTAAATATCTGTAGAGGTTCCTGTAAGTAATATAATATAAACTTTAAAAAATATTGCCTATATGATTCTTTTGCTATTGCAATTTATATTCAAATAATATATAAAAAATTATATTTGTTAGTATATATATAAATATTCGATAGAAGGTTATAGATATTCTATAGAAGTATATATATATGAGTTATATATATTATATGTTTATATATATTGTGAAGGAACAATTAATTGTCGGACAATATTATAACTTTAGATGATTACAGACAGTCTCTTGAAATTTTAGATGAGTATGAGTTACAAGACTCTCTTATAATCGGTTGGGCAATGGACAGTAATGGTGATAAAATATTACATGTTTCGTCTTCTACTGATACTAAAGAATCCTTATGGATGATTGAGTTGGCAAAGAAGATAGTTGAGAGCAGGCCTCCTGATTGCAGGAACAGTAATGAATGAGCTTTCTCATATTTTAAAAAACAATCTTGATAAGATTGGTCAGCTACCCCCAGAACAACAAAAAGAAATACTTGCTCTTGTAGAAGAGTATGAAAAGGTAAAGCAGAGAGAAGAGGCAAGAGATGAGTTTCTTCCTTTTGTTAAACTTATGTGGCCTAGTTTTATTCATGGCAAACATCATGAGATAATGGCACAGGCTTTTGAGAGAGTGGCCCGGGGTGATTTAAAAAGATTGATTATCAACATGCCACCCCGTCATACCAAGTCAGAGTTTGCAAGTTATCTTTTTCCTGCATGGTTCTTGGGTAGGTATCCAGAAAAGAAAGTTATACAGACAGCACACACAGCAGAGCTATCAGTTGGCTTTGGTCGTAAGGTTCGTAACCTAATACAGAATCAAGACTTCCAAGATGTGTTCCCCGGCATAGAATTATCCACAGACAGTAAAGCGGCAGGTAGATGGAATACAAATAAGCGTGGTGATTACTTCGCGATAGGTGTTGGCGGTGCCGTGACAGGTAAAGGTGCTGATATTCTTATCATTGATGATCCACATTCAGAACAAGAAGCTACAATGGGTGAGTATAACCCTGAAGTTTATAACAAAGTTTACGAATGGTACACTTCCGGACCTCGTCAGAGACTCCAACCGGGTGGTGCGATCATACTTGTGATGACCAGATGGTCTAAAAGGGATCTTACAGGGCAGATTGTTAACAAATCTATTGAAAGAGAAGGCTCAAATGAGTGGGAAGTTATACAATTACCTGCAATATTGCCCTCAAATAAGACTTTATGGCCTGAATTCTGGAAAAGATCTGAGTTAGACGCTCTAAAAGCCGAATTACCAGTGGCAAAATGGAACGCACAGTACCAACAGGACCCTACATCAGAGGAAGGCGCTCTAATTAAGAGAGAATGGTGGCAGGAATGGGAGGGAGAAGACCTTCCCGCTTGTGATTCGATTATACAATCGTGGGATACAGCGTTTTTAAAGACACAAAGAGCAGATTATAGTGCATGTACTACTTGGGGTATCTTTTACCACCCTGACGATGACGGAAATGAGCGCCCAAACCTAATTTTAATCGATGCATACAAGGAAAAACTAGAATTTCCTGAATTGAAACGTGCAGCTTATGATAAATACTGGGAATTTGAGCCAGATCAGATGATTGTTGAGGCAAAAGCTGCAGGCTCACCCTTGATTTTTGAACTTAGAGCTATGGGAATACCAGTTACAGAGTTTACACCGAGCCGTGGACAGGATAAGATAGCTAGGGTAAACAGTGTTACTGATTTATTTGCAAGTGGTGTAGTTTGGTGTCCACCTACAAGATGGGCTGAAGAAGTTGTGGAAGAATGTGCAGCATTTCCTGCAGGTGATCATGACGACTTGGTTGACTCAACGACACAAGCACTGTTAAGATTCAGACAAGGTGGTTGGATTAGGACCACAATGGATGATTGGGATGAAGAACCCAAATACAGAAGACCAGTGGAGTACTATTAATGGCTATTCAAACAGAAGAGTATATGGGCAGGAATCAATTGATTGATAGATTGTCAGCACAAGTGGGAGACAGAAAAATAGCTATAAAAATTTTACAGGATCGTGGTATGTTGTATCCGGGAACTGAAACTCTTACAAAAAAAGGTATGGCAAGAAATTCTATGACTGCAGAAGAAAGAGCTATTGATAGAGCTGTTATACGATCAGGTAAACATAAGTCTGAATATATTTATAACCCTAAAAACAATTGCGCTACTTTAAATAGGAGCATGAAATGGCAGTAGAAAAAATTATGACACCCGGACCTTCATTTAAAGAAATGTCAGAACCTCAACCTGATATCAGCATTGAAGTTGAAAACCCTGATTCTGTATCAGTTGAAACAGAAGATGGAGGAATGATTATTGATTTTACTGGAGACCAAGTTGAAGAGATAATGGGCGGTGATTTTGATCGAAACCTAGCAGAAGAGATAGAAGAAAATGATTTAGATGAGATAGCGGCAGTC